CTCTCAAGTGCATCTTTGTATCCATGAACAACTTTAGCTCTAAGCCATGTGGAATCTGCCGTGCCCGCCCATTCTGCTAGGTTGTTCCAGATGACTATGTATTCTGTTGACTTGCAATGACCTGCGTTCTGATCTAGCCACGCCACCATTTGCCTGTGCCGTTCGGTCGGGTCGTGGACTGTGTAACCAATTCCATAGAACTCGCGCACATGACAGCCATTCTTGGCTACGGCTCCAACTAGCCCCAACAGCAACAGTAGCAGAAGGAGCCAGCGCATACATTGGTTAGCTCCACTTGATGATTACGATGCCAGAGCCGCCATTGCCGCCACCAATACTGGGGTATTTATTTGGATTATTCACACTAGATGCGCCTCCGCCTCCAGCACCGCCACCAGTGTTTGCGCTACCATTTACTCCGGGTACGCTTCCAGAACTACTACCAGCACCACCACCGCCAGCACCACCTACACCTGCGCCGCTATCTCTAGCGCCTCCGCCTCCGCCTCCAGCATAAGTTACAGAAACACCCGTAATACTTGATGCAGTTCCTGCTCCGCCTGCTCCGCCGCTTGAAGTTCCAGAACCATTTCCGCCAACAGCACTTGCGCCACCGCCTCCAGCACCTGCACGATTACCATCAGTTTGACCACCATTATTACCTTGAGATGGCGATGTAGATGGAGTATTGCCTGCTCCACCAGCCTGTGGGTTAGAGCCATAAGAAGACGCACCGCCGCCAGAACCGCCAGTAGAACCACTTAAGTTATTGCCACCACCACCACCACCGCCAGTTGACGTAATTGAGCTAAACACTGAATTAGTACCGCTTGTACCATTTGCGGCAGACAAAGCACCAAAACCACCAGCGCCCACAGTAACAGTGTAAGTTGTTCCAGCGGTTACAGACAGGCCCGTGGCAGTACGGAATCCACCTGCACCACCTCCACCTCCGCCAGCGTCAGAGCCACCTGCATAGCCACCGCCACCACCGCCCGCAACAACTAAGTATTGAACTTGAGTTGCGCCAACAGGGGCTGTCCATGTTCCAGATGTATAAAACACAATCGTGTTTTCGCCAAGCAAATTAGTTGGCGTAGTTGGAGCCAAAGTTCCAGAAGATGTAAACGTATGAACGACATAACCAGCGGCATAGGTTACTGTGCCACCAGTGAAATATTGAATTGAGCCGGGGTAGCGAAGAATAACAATGCCTGATCCGCCAGCCGAAGATGTTAAGCTGTAAGACGAACCACCTGCGCCGCCACCTGTATTTACAGTCCCAGCAGTTCCAGTAACCCCTGCCGAACCACCTTGACCGCCACCTCCAACCCCACCAATACCATAGCTCCCACTAGGGTGTACGCCACCGCCACCACCCCCAGCATACGTTGTGACTGTACCGTTTATAGCCGATGCAATGCCAGCACCGCCGTTAGCCGCAAGAGTAGTTTGTGGGACTGTAGATAATCCAACTGTGCCTGCACCGCCACCACCTGCACCGGCATAGATGGTATACAGAATCATACCAAGGCCACCAGCATTGCCTTGGCCTGTTATACCGTTACCGCCTATAGGACGATTGCCTGTTTCTCCTGCACCACCACCACCACCAGAACCGCCACTTGCACCGAGATTGCGATCATATGCACCGCCACCGCCACCGCCAGAAGCAACAATACGCCCAGTAAATGCACCAGAAGTTGTGGAATCAAATACAGAGTTAGAACCGTTATTGCCAACACCACTAACAGAACCAGTACCGCCAGCACCAACAGTTACAAAGTAGGAAGCCCCAAATGTAATACCTGCATAACCCGCAAGTAGTCCACCAGCACCGCCTCCGCCGCCAATAGATGCGCCGCCAGCACCGCCGCCAGCAACAATTAAATACTCAACAACAGACGGAGGAACGCCCGTCCAATTCAGGTTTTTGACCGCCTGACTGACTTGACTCAGTGTCCACATTCCGCTGTATGTTGGCATCTCTTGCTCCGATTAAACTGTTGGCGCTACGACTTCAACCCATGATGTTGTTGGTTCGTCCCACGTAAACATCTTACCTTCTACAACGGGCATAGGTGTAGGTGCGCCCCACAAGCAAGTGCCTTCATCCAATACCCAAGACGCAAAGGGCTTGGGAGGAATAAATGCATCACGACCTGAGTCATACGTAAAACCAATACCAGCGTAGTTCTTACGCAATGGTCTGCCTTCGGGGTGTTGACCACCAGAGGTATTGTATGAAGTCTGAACCCAAGATGCTGGGTCGCCCCAGTGACCAAGGTTTAAAACGTCCTGCTCGATGACGATGACTTGCGTCACTACACCGTTCTCTACTTTTGCAAAATGTGCCATGTTTAAGCTCCTTAGAAAATGATTGAACCAGAAGAAGTCCAAGTGTAAATTTGATAACCGTCAGAATAACTTACTTGGGGGGAACCTGTCACCAGTGCTGGGGGTGCGTTGATTTGTGGATAACGAACAATGACAATTCCAGAGCCGCCCGCCGCTGATGGGTAACCATTTGCGGTATTGTCCCCAGAACTTCCGCCGCCACCTCCACCAGTGTTAGGGGTTCCAACAGTTGGCGGAAACGGTGTGCTACCAATAAAAATAGCTCCGTTACCACCTCCGCCTGCCCCGCCAATGGCAGTGCCATAGATAGTGCCGTTCATGTAACTTCCACCGCCACCGCCACCAGCGTAAAACACTCGTTGACCAGTAATGGTTGAACACAATCCTGTTCCACCTACAGCGTTTCCATTATTAACAGCGCTGCTACCGACAGAACCAGCCCCACCACCGCCACCACCTTGTCCGGATGCGCCAAATCCACCTGCGTATCCTTGACCTGAAATTCCAGTACCACCAGCAGTGCCGTTTACATTACCACCACAACCTCCACCGGAGCCACCGTTGTTTCCCGCTGTGTTAGACGCGCCACCCCCACCACCGCCTGATGCTGTTATAGAAGAAAACACCGAGTTTGATCCAGTGGAGCCAGCGGCACTTGCGGCACCGCCTGCGCCGCCTGCGCCAACAGTAATGGTTAAAGCAGAACCAGAAGCAACAGCAAAATTGGTTGCTGTTAACAGACCACCTGCTCCGCCACCCCCATTTCCAATTGCCGAACTTGCATAACCACCCGCGCCTCCACCACCTCCAGCAACCACCAAATACTCAACAGTATCAGGAGCGCCAGCATAAGGATTAAATGCGCGTTGGACTACAGCGGTGTGAGTGCCAGAACCTGAACTGTTTGTAAACGTAACAGCAGAACCGCCAAGTGTTGTGGAAAATTGGCAAGTGTTTGTACTTGTACTGATGACGTAGTACGTTGTGTTTATAGACAAGCCAGTTGGCAAAGTGCCAGTCGTTGTGAACTGCACAGCTTGGCCCACAGCAGGGGTTGCTGTAGTTGTAGAAAATGTAAATGTTGGTGAAGTTACAGCCGTAAATGTGCCAATTAACACATTGATGTTCTGCCCCGCAATAAAACCACCTAATCTAGCACTCATGTTAATTCCTTAGAAGGTGATTGAACCACTGGATGTCCAAGTGTACACACGGTTTTTGTAGCCAGTACCTGTAGCAAAAGGCGACAGTTGATTCCATGTAGAAGTACCGTTGTTTGTAAACGTGTAAGCATTTGTAGAAGCATCTGCCAAGAAAGCCCCAGAAGCCGTCAACAACAACATTTTTGTATTTGATGTACTTGGGTTAAACGGTGCAGTTGGCGTAGATGAGATTGTCCTTGCTGCATCGGAAATTCTAAAGTTGCTTATGTAACCTGTGAAATACTGGGCTGTCCAAGCGGGATTACTACCGCCAATAGTCAAAATTGTATTTTGTGTGGTAATCCCAGACAAAGAGCCAGTACCAGCAGAAGAGCCGTTAATGTACCAAGTGCCTGTGCTGCCCGATCTTGTAAACGCAATGTATGTCCATGTGTTTAAAGATACAGTGCCTGTTGAAGTAAAAGTAAACGAAGGGCCGTTAGAAAATGTTGGAACACCGCCAGTTGAAATATAGAAGAGGGTGCGGTTTGCATCACCTGCTGATCCTTGACCACAAAATACAGGGCTACCAGAGAAAGTAGTTGGGTAAATCCAAGCTTCAACAGTGAAGTCTCCTGTTGCTGGAATGACTTGTGTTGCAGAAGTGCTTAAATACTGACTGCTACCGTTAAACAACAAACTACCCGATCCACTTGTACTTACAGTTGGTGAACCTGTTGTAGCTGTTGCCGCCGCGTATACGTCTGGGTATGAAACAATGACAATGCCAGAGCCGCCAGATGCGCCAGTAGCTGCACCACCACCACCTCCACCACCGCCTGTGTTTGCAGTGCCCGCAGTGGCGGCAGTGCTTGAACCACTCTCACCTCCCGCACCTCCACCACCTACGCCGCCAGAACCTTTGGCTCCAACATATGCGCCGCCGCCTCCACCACCTGCGTAGGTAGTTACAGTTCCGTTAATAGCAGAAGCAATACCAGCACCGCCATTGCCATAACCACCAGAAGTACCAGTTATTGCGTTAAGACCAACAGTCCCTGCGCCACCGCCACCACCTCCATGTCGATATGTTGATCCATCAGAAACACCAAAACCGCCTGCATTTCCTTGACCAAACGTTCCTTGACCAACTGGTTTAATACCCTCGGAAAACTGGGTTCCAGCACCACCGCCAGAACCGCCAGAGCGACCAGCATTTTGTGAGCTATCGTTTGTATCAGAACCACCACCTCCTCCACCGCCAACAGAGGATATTGCGCCAAATACAGAATTTGAACCATTTGCACCAAAAGTGGATGAACTACCCGCGCCCCCACTGCCAACAGTAACTAAAAGTGTTTGACCGTTTGGTACTGGATCAATGCCTACCAATAAACCGCCAGCGCCCCCACCACCTCCGCCGTTATAGCGACCACCTCCGCCACCGCCAGCAACTACTAAATATTCAACTGCGGGAGTTTTTTGAGCAGGCCAGCCGCCTTGCTGAACAGCTTGCATGACTTGCTTGAGATTAAATAAACCGTTTGCCATTATGTTTCTACCAATTCAAATGTGTGATTATTGTGAACCGTATGGAATCCTTCTTTTTTTGCTCTTCTTATTACAGTTCTGTAATTAAAGCCAGCATCAGAAATTTCTTTAATTCCAATGAACATACGTTTATCGTTGGTGATTATATTTGTAGCTAAAACTTTGTACTTCGTACTTGGATTTTTAATGCCGGTTCTACCCCAGCAATTGTTAAGCACACCCGCTTTTTGTGGATTTGGAACGCCTTTTAAACGCTCTGATGCTCTTTGTTTAAGGTGTTCTTGTTGCATTGGATTGCGATGCTTCATCCTATCCATTTGCTTTTCAGTTAATTTTCTACCAGATGTGCCATAGCCACCATCAGTTTGGTTGTACCCATTGGGGTATCTTGAACCGTATTCGCTGATAAATGTTTTTTCCAACAACTCTGCATTGTTTCTTGTAAAGCAATCTGCAAGGTGCGTCATTTCAAAATTATCTATGCCTTCTGCATGAATTGCAACGTGCAACTTGGAGGTAAAGTAGTTGGCGTTTTGATGGTTATTCCAACGCTGTTGTATGTTTTTAGACATACCAACATACTTCATCCCATTGGATAAATTTGTAATCACATACACAGAGAAAATTTCTTTTTTCAAAATGTGATGCTCCCAGAGGCAACAAACTTGTACACACGCCATGCGCCTGCAACGTACATTTCAGGAGAGCCTGTTGTTGATGTAGCGGGGGCTAAGTAAGATGGGTAGCGTAGGATTACGATGCCTGAACCGCCTGCGGCTCCAAATGTTTGCGAAGTACCATACCCGCCTCCACCGCCACCACAACCAGTATTGGCGACACCAGAAGTAGATAAAATAGTGCCATTGGAGCCATTACCAGCATTAGCGCAACCGCCTAATCCTTGAACTGTTCCACCTTGTGACCCAGCACCTCCACCGGCGGCGTATTGTATTGGGGCACCAGAAATAGAAGACACAACCCCTGCACCACCATTACCCGGAGTACTACCATTTGCTGGACTTATTCCAACAGAACTTGCGCCGCCACCGCCACCACCAGTGTAATAAGAACCTGTTTGCGGCCCAGTACCACCACTATTTCCTTGTCCTGCGGTTCCAGAGCCGCCTACATTACCACCGTTACCTGCATAGCCGCCGCCACCTGATCCACCATTACCACCGTTACGACTTGCTGGCGCTCCGCCATATCCTCCACCTAATGCGGTAATGTTTGAAAATACAGAATTACTTCCTGTAGAACCTGTATTGTCTGCGGCTGTTGTGCCAGCACCTCCTGCTCCTACGGTAACAGTAATACTTGAACCAGCAGTAATTGCATACCCTGTAGCAGTTAATAAACCACCAGCTCCACCCCCGCCACCTTGAGAGCCACCCCCACCCCCGCCAGCCACGACAAGGTATTCCACCTGCGTTACAGGTGAATTGATGCCGTCAAGCCCGACAGAAAGAATGCCGCCAACTCTATCAAGAGACATAGTAGCCTCCCTTTACGCTATGAGTTCGTAGCTGATGCTGTAAGTGATGCCGCTGGCTGTGCCGGATGTAACAGTGATTGATGTACCTTCCATCAGATACAAAGCTGATGTCTTGTCCACAACAATCAAAGATGCACCGACAGGCACAGAAACTGTAGAAGCAATTGGGTAAGCTGTACCGCTACTAGGAGCAGAGCCTTGAGCTACTGCACCGTTAGTGTAGATGCTTACAGTTGTGTTCACTGCCGCAGAACCGCTTACATTTGCCGCCACAATCTGGTTAATCTTCATCACTGTACCGCTAGAAGCGGCGTTAGGAAGAAGAACTACGGCTGTAGTTGCAGATGGTGTCAGATAGGTTGTTACACCGTAAATCGTGGTTGAACTGCCAGCAATATTTGGATTTGCCATGATGTTTCCTTATAGACCGAAGACGAGGGCCATAGCGACTGCTTGACCGCGAGTTGCACCAGTAGCCGCAGGAGTTGCCCAAGTAGGGGCGCTACCCGTTGTAGCCGTTAAAACTTGACCTGTTGTACCAGCCGCCGTAGTAGCCAATACACCCGTAGTAGATGCGTATGTTACGCCCCACTGATTAAACAAACTTGACTGGCCTGTACCGCCGTAGTTATAAGCGATAGCTGATGTGGTTGTAACCGTTGTAAACGCGCCTGCCGCAGGAGTTGTAGCACCAACAGTGCCGTTTAAAGCACCACCAAACTTAGTAGCCGCAAGTGTAGTTCCATCCCATGTCAGGGCAGAAGAAGCGCCAAATGCACCAGAACTGTTGAACTGAACCTGCGTGTTAGAGCCAGCCGCAGAGCCACCGCCCACATTAACAAAGTCAGAACCATTCCAAGCAAGAATTG